AGCGCTTGCTGCCATTTTTGTTAACCCTTTTACACCACCTTCAAAATTAAACTTATTAAGTTCGGAAGCATTATTAACAACGTCTTGCATTACCGATTTAACATTCAAACCTAAATCTCTTACTGTTACTACCGATTTTTCCAATTGACTACCAATAACCCCAAATTGAATCCCAACATCTGTAAAATTTTTAACAATATATTTAGTATCTTCACCAATAACTTTAGTTGTTGCATGTAATTTAGCAACACTATCTGATGAAGCCAATGTTTGTTTTTGGGTTGCAGCAGCAATGTCTTTCATTGCTTTAGTAGTGTCAATAAAGCTTGCACCAAGTCTTCTCATTCTTGGAGCCGCTTCACTAACCGCAGTATTCATTTCACTAACCCTTGCTCTTGACGCAGTAAACGCCTCCACCATTTCATTAGCGGCTTCGGTCATTTGTTTTGCAACACCAGCAAACACATTACCTTCAACTTCAGGAAATTGTGAAAAATCTTTCCCATATTCATTCGTTCCTGTTTTTTTATCTAAAGCCATTGAAATGTTTTCTTATAAATAGAAGAAGGACTAATTTTTTAGTCCTTCTTATTATTTTCAACCCATTTATCTAATAAATATTTTCTTACAAATATGGGCATTCGTTCAAAATCTTGCCATGTAACCTTGAGTAGAGTATTTAAATAAAAAAACTCATCAAGTTGTCCTTTTCTATAATCAGAAGAAAGGGCGAAAAAACTCCACCCCAAAACCGACGTTAACTGTCAGTCTATCTCCTGATGGGGTTGTTACTACTCTGTTCATTTCTAATCTTGGTTCATTTTCATCCATAAAATTTCTGATGAATTTTGAATCCATAATTGGCATTTGTTCAATAAATTTACCAATATCCCCTTTGTTTGCATTTCCGTCAACTTCAACAATTTGTTTTTCAAGTCTCCATGTTACTTTAGGTACAGTTCTTCCTTGTGGATATGATTCACTCATTTTATTTATACTCATAATCTCACCATAAGTCATAGGTCTTAATTTAACAACACTATTTGATTTTGGAAGAGTCACTACAAATGTTCCATCTTCTGATGGTTCTTGACCTTTAACAACACTAAGTTGGTCTAAAACAACCGTTGTTTGAAATGGTTTTCTTGTTGTTGGGTCTGTAACATTAATTGTTAGTTCGGGTCCAAAAGAAGTGTTTCTTAAGAAGATAAGAATTGCCTCAACATCTCCTTCTAATAAATCTTCAACTCTAATGTCTGGTTCATATAACTTACTCTTAATTAAATTAGTAGTTATGTCATCTCCACCTGCCATTAAAATATTTTCATCAGATGCGGTTAAATAACCAATCTTAACTGATTTCTTTTTATTTTTGTAAAAAATTCCTTGCGATGGCAATGGAACCACGTCATGAGGAAGTGTGAAATTCTGTTGTGCGTAATTTTGTGTTTGATCGTCCATATAAAAAAATAACCGTAAAGTTTATGTCTTTACGGTTAAATATAATTAAAATTTGTTTTTTATAAACATTAAAATACTAATAAACTAATACACAACGATCCATACGAAGTGAAGCTGTAATATCAGCCAAAGCATCAGTTGAATATCCAAGAGCACCAAAGTCAACACTTGTTAAGAAGGTTCCGTAAAGAATCCACTTTTCAACAACAACACCTGTTGGGTCTAACATCTCCAAATCAATGTCTTTCTTATAACCTGCAGCATATCCCATACGACCTGTTACAGACTCAGCATGTAAACGAACCCACTCCATAAGAGCTTGAGCCGCTGATGGTCCAATTGGGTCTCTAAATTTAACTGAAATCTCATCCCAATTAAATCTACCAGCAACAAATGTTGACGTATTTAAAAATTGTATTTCTGTTGAAGCAATTTTGATGGATGGTCTTTTCGCACTTTCCACGAACCATTCATTTATTCCTAAACTTGAAGGAAACCTCAAGATGAATCGGTTCTGACGTTTCGGTTCGTAAGGAATCGGCATTTTCATTAGTAAATCAGCCATGTTATTAAAATTTTGTTTTTTTTTATTTTATATCTTATAAATATAGTCTTCTTAAAAATATTTCTATTTACTTTGATTTTAGAAATAATATTCTTTATTTATATTCTTTCTTAGTTCCTCCAGCAGTAGAATAAGTTTTAACTATATTATCTGGTTTATCTTTAAAATGCTTACTTATTTTTTCTACATTCTTTAAATCATCATCTGAAAATCCTATTTTAGGTTGATCTGGTATAAAATTATTACTAATTTCTTTTTTTAAAAATGCTTTTTTGTTGAGAAATGCTGCAAGACCTTTAACATAATCTACAAATTCATCCATTGCCATAACTTTTAATTCCTCAGGACTAGCAGCACCATTTTCAGTACCAAAAGATACTGGATGATATTTGTTAAGTTCTAAATATGACCTAATTAAATCATCATCAGACATATCATCTTCATCCGCAAATGTTCTATATTTCCTAAGATTTTTAACTAATTCATTTTTATCTATACCACCAAAACCATTTATTATATAATTATAAACCGCTTGTTTTAACGTATTTGGATTGTGACCTCTTGCTGTGATTATTGAAAATACTGACCCGTTATTTATCGCCTCTTTAAAATCATTAAACGCTGGTCCTTTTTTAGCTGTCATAGAGTCAATTAAAAAATCTTTATCACCTTCAGTTCTAAAGTTTCTAAATGCATTATCAGCATACCCAATAATTTTTTCACCTTTATATTCTACAGGTTTTTTTCCTATATCATGTCTATATTCTGCAAAGTCATCAGTACTCATTCCAATCTCATCACCATCTTCAGTTTTTAACATAATTTTAGTTGGCATATGAACAATATTATCGTCCCAGTCAAAAGCATAATATTTCATATCTGGAGTATGTTCTGATTTAAATCCTTCTTTAATAACATTTCTCATATAATTAAATATCATTAAAAGTAAAAACCCTATCAAAATTAATTGATAGGGTTTAATAAGTATTTAGATTTATTTATTAAATGTTCTCAAACGAAGCTCCAGTTGGAGTAATAAAGAACTCAATATCTATGAACTCTAAAGCCTTCGTTGGTTTAAGGTATATTTTACCTACTAATCTATTTGCGTCTAAATCTTCAGGTGTTGAAGAAACTGTTACACGGAAATCGTATAAACCTCTATCTCTTCTAATTGAATCTAAAATAGGATTAACGCTATCTAAGAATTGTTGTCTAACAATTTGGTCGTTTTGTTCAAACAATAATCTTACAGCGACAGCAGATATTAACTTACGAGCTTGTAATAATAATCTTCTTACATTTAATCTGTTTAATGCTGTATCAGCAACTTGTAATGTTTTATTACCCCAAATTACAGTACCAACATCAGAAAAAGTTGCGATAGGGTTAATTCTACCTTGATACAATGTATCTCTATTTTCTTGAGTTAATTTTTGTCTAGCTTTAATAGAATTAACAAGACCTCTTGTGTAACCCGCTGATGCGAACCAAGGGAATGCTATGTTATCTGTTAGAGCTAAGTTTCTACAAACTTCACCTGTTGCAGGTAAATAAATTTGTGTATTATTAACAGTATCTCTTGTTAATATCCAAGGATAATAAGTTGCTGTGTAGTTTGAATCAATCCCTGTATTGTTTAAGTTATCAACAGCTTCTTGTGAATAAATAACATCATATTGACTTGAAGCATCTGGAGTAAACATATTATAGTCAGGAGTTGTTACAATATAAACTGAGTCAGCTCTTGAGTATTGAATCATATCAATAGCCTCTTCACATAAGTTAGAGTTGTTAACATAATCAATACTTGCTGTTGCAAATATATTAATATTTGTAGATTCAGGGTTAGCAAAACTAAGAATACCAAGTAAGTAAGCGTAGTAGTCAGTATTTCCAAAGTCTTGTGTGTTATTTTGTACTACAATTCTTTTGAATAAACCATCACCTGTTGCGTTTGGATATCTTGAAGAAGGATAAGCTCCCGCTAAATAACCACTTGAACCTAATTGGAAATTATCTGTGTTTGTTCTGTGTTCTCTGTATATATCCCATCCGTCAAATCCACCTGCGAAACATACTGTGTATTTTCTAGCATAAATAAAATAATAAGGATTTTCTTGAGATTCTGGATCAAATCTAAAATCAGCAGTACCACACTCAAAAGCAGTTTGACCACTTGTTTGGTAAGTATTTGCGATTGTTACAACTGTTGCTCCTGAATCCATGTGGAAACCTTTACTTTGAATATTCCAAGGTTCTGCCGCTTGTGTTGGATTTGAAATCCAACTAGCTGGTGTTTGTTTTCCTTTATAAGTTAAGAATGATTCATCAACACCATATTGAGTTGAAAATCCTAAATACGCTCTTCTAACGATATCTCCGGCAGATTCGGTTATATTTGCAGAACCACCAAATGGAGGATCAGTAATTGTTTCGCCAGGATAGAAATATTTTGTTTTATATTGAATATATGGTGAAGGATACTCAGACAGATTATCATATTCTCTTTGAGTATAACCACGGAATCCACAAGGAATTGCATCTATAGGTGCTCCGTCAGCCATTTCAACCATAATATATTTTGAAATCAAAGCATATTCACCGTTTGAAGTACCAATTTTAACCCCAATAAAGTTATTAGAACCTGGATCCATATTACAATTAGTGAATTTTTCAATTACAACAGGAGCCGAATCCGTATCATAGAAATTTCTAATTAATACATCAAATGACATATTATTAAATGAAAGATTTGCGATTGAAACTTTAACTTCCATATTTGCAGAATCTCCATCAGAAATTGATATAAATTTAAATAAATTATAAACTTTATTACCTCTTAATTCTGAAACCAAAAATGGAGTTTCAGGTGATTGATATTTTTCTAAATCATAAGCAATAGATGTATTATTTTCACTTCTAGCATCTGGAAGACTAATTAAAAAACAATTCAACCCTTTAATAT